CCTCTTCGACAATGCCCTCTTCCAGCGCGTCGTCCGCCGGAGCATTGTCCATACCGGTTTCGACCATGGTCTCTTCAGGATTCATTCAGAATCTCCTTTCGCGCATCCGTGAAAACGCGGCTTGCGTGTGATATTGCAAAACCCCCGTGAAAACGCGGGGGTCATTGCTCGATGATTAGATTTTTAGTTCGTTAAATGCTTCGTTTCTTGTAATCTCCCCTTTTCCGTGGTGGTCAGGCTCGACAGCGTACCGATATCCTGTGTGTTCTTCTTGATCGCCCCGGGGTTCACCATCAGCTCGCCCATACGATCACCTCCGTTTGATTACTTCCGGGTCTTTTTCTGCTTGTTTTGATATTTGCTGAATTCCTTGCGGAGGATATCTTCCGTGTTTTTCTTTTGCTGCGGGTTGCCTTTGTAAACAGTGTTCACAGGATCAGCTTCTGGATTGTTTTTCTCAATTTCCAGCCTGCGTTCTTTCGCCACAGGCCACTTCTCAGCCATATTGTGAAACCTGGCTTTTTCAAGCGGGTCTTTTATTCCGTTGGCTACCATATGCCCATGTGCGCGGGGATGCATCGTGTTCTCCTTGTTCTTCGCCATGCATACTCCTCCTTATGTCGGTAATGCCGATCCTGTCGGCTGGCCCAGCGTGTTCCTTGCGCTGGCGACGATTGCTCCCATGCTCTCCGGCCCGCCGCCCGCGTTCCCCGCCTGCGTCTGTCCCGGCTGCGGAACCGCGCCCGCCCCGGCAGAAGCGCCGACGGCAGCCAGCGCGTTCGTCATCTGCGTGGTCGTTTTCCGCAGGTTCTGGTTCTCGCTCTGCATCTGCTGCATCTGCTCGCCCATCTGCTGGAGCTGCTGCTGCATCTGCTGCATCTGTTCCTGATAATGTTCGTTCGCCCGGATCACCGGCAGGATGCGGTCCTTGCCGTCCAGGTTCAGAATCTCGAACAGGGAACTCAGCGGGAAGAACTGCTGCGCCTGTGCGGACATCGTGTACGCTTCCATGAACATCTGGTTCTGGTTCGCGATCCGCTGCGGGTCCCGGCTGCTGATCTCGATCTGCACCGTGTACGGAGGCGGGTTCACCTCGCCGCCGGACTTCTTTCCGAACAGTTTCTTCGTATCCACGACCACGGACCGGTTCTTCTTCCCGGTGATCATCACGGTGCGCCCGTCCTTATAGAACTGCGCCGCCAGCCAGATGATCTGCTCGTCCATGTTCTTCGTGCCGTACTTGATCTGCTCCGTCCGCATGGACGCGACCTTGCCGCCCGCCTGAATCAGACTGTTGATCGCCTTGCCGGAAACAATGCCTCCGGTGGTCTCTCCACGGGTAAACTGATTCGCGCCGGAGTCAGCCTTCAAATCAGACTGGAACATGGTCATCAGGTTCGTGATCGTGCTGTTGAACGGCTGGTTCTGCATCCAGTTCCAGGCAACTCCTTGCTCGATCTGGTCACCCTCGATCACGTCCACGGTCCAGTCCGTCAGTGCGTCTTTGTCAATACCGCACTGTCTCCGTACTAACATCCGTCCCTTCGAGGACATCCGGGCGTTCATGTCGGCGTAGGCAGCGTACCGGTTGATGTACCGCATCATGGGGACCAGTTCCTTGACCAGGCCCTCGCCCGCAAGGCTGCCCTCCACGGTGTCATGCACGTCCACGATGAACGGATACATGCCATGCATGTACACGTCCTCGTGCTTTTCCAGCAGCGCCTGTCCGGCAGCGTAGGCAACGTTGACCGTGTACCGCCTGCTCTTCGCGTCATAGGTGCGCCACCAGTATTCAACGAGCAGGGCGCGTTCCTCGTCGTTGGAGTGTTCCGCATCCTCCTGCCCCGCCGTCATGCCGACGTTGTTGTACTCGCCCTTCTCGGCTCCGACATACTTGCCCTCTTCCGGCCAGTGTTCCCGGTAATAGGACAGCGGATGCCAGGAAACCTTCATCACCGCGCGGCAGTCCTGAATGTTGTCGGCCATCGGGTCCCACAGGAACGCCTCGATGGGCCAGCGGATCAGTGCGATCTCGCCCTTGCCGTAGTTCATGTCCGGGTCCCACGCGATCTGCGTGATCGCCGTCCCGGTGCAGTAGAAGTCCTCGCACCGGCGGTAGTGGAGCTGCTCGTAATCGTTCGCGCAGTAGGTGATATAGTGCAGGATGTCCTGAAGGTCGTCAGCCGCTTCCTGCATCTCCGGGGTCTCCGGCAGGAGCTTCGCTTCCGGCATGGACAGCATCTGGTCGGCGACCACGTTGTTGATCGTCGATTTCAGCGTCTGGAGCTGGAGCGTTTCCTTGCCGTTCTGCTTCGCCGTCCGCTCATCGTCCTGGTACGGGTCCTGCATGTGCAGCACCTGGCGGCATTCCTTCGCCGCGTCGTGATACGGACGGTTCATCTGCTCGAACATGTCCACCCGGTCGTAGATCGTGTCCAGCAGGTCGCGGTCTTCCTCGCTCAGTTGCTGTTCTTCCAGAACGTAGTCAAACTGAAGCTCTTTCTCTTTCTCGGTCATATAATCACCTCAATTTGTGACAGGCGGTGGATAATGATCTTTGACCATTTTGAACACCTCGAATCAAGGAGTGCGCGGCGGGAGAAACGATCACAGTGAGTGAACTTCCCGACCTTTCTTTTTTTTATTTTGCACGCGGCCCACCGCGCAGCTCTCAGTCAAACGGACTCCACGGCTTCGGAGCCACCGGCGGCTTCCGGGTCGGGTAAACAGGATGATCCATGCACACATACCGGCATTCGTCGTACACATGGTCTTCCGCGTCCGAGTCCACGTCCTCCGGTTTCTTCTGCGAGTAAGGAAGGTTCGGAACAGTTCGGATGAACTCTCTGCATGTGTTAAAGACTTGCAGTTTCGGTTTGCCGTTCTCGTCAAAACGCAGACGCTCATGAATCTGCATCTTGCCCGCCATCCGGGCGTGATCGCCTTTGTTGAACAGAACGCCCTGCCGCCGCCCCATGAACCCCGGGGCCATCTGGTCGGCAACACTGTCCCCACGGGATTTATCAAAGATCGCCGGGTCGGCAGTACGGAGGATTGTGATATTGTCTCTGATCTCGTCCTGCTCGCGTTCAAGAATCCCGTCCGCGATCTGTACCGGGGTCAGCTCGATGCCCACGTTGGCCTGTCTCGGTTTGCAGCCGTACCACTCCTTGTACCGGTACAGGCAGCCGTCCGGCCCCATCGCGTACCAGCCGCAGGAAAACGGTTTCGAGTACCCGTGGTCAAAACCGAAATATCTCGGCCAGCTCGCCGGGATCGGGAAGGGATCAATAACGTGTGTCCAGAGCCGGTCGCCGTAATGTTCGGGTTTGTCAGCCCACTCGGAGAACACCATACCCTCGAAGGATGACCAGGAACCCGTGAGCAATGCGGCCCGCAGGGCTTCCGGTTTCTGCTCCAGCTCGAAGATGTAGTCGTCCGTGATATGCGGGTTTTCGGTGGCCAGCGATGGGATGTACTGTGTGCGAATTGTCTTGGACTTATGCAATGCCTCCGACCAGATCGTCTGCTCTCTGATCTCCATGTAGGGACCCGCGTCCACGAACATCTTCTTCACCCAGCCGTGGCCGATGTTCCCCGGGTTGGATGCCGATCTGACAATCGGTACCACGCCGAGGGACTTCTTCGCCCTCAGACGGGTTTTCAGGAAGTCGTAGATCACTTGGCTAAAGGTCGTCAATTCATCGAAATACATGAACTGACATTCCAAACCAGAGTAGTCAAAACGGTCTGATTCGTTCTCGCAGTGGCGAAAGAGAATCTTCGACCCGTTGACCAGCCGGAACTCATGCCGCCCCGCATTGTACGTCGCCAGTTCCTTCGGATAGCTCGCCATGGCCTCCTTGATGTCCGTGTCCTCCAGCTCGCGGTATGTGCGCCGGAAGATCACGGCAACAGTGTCCGGCCACTTCATCGTTCGGAACAGAGCGTCCATGACTAATGCTTTAGTCTTGCCCCCCCGCCGGCTGCACCGCCGTATAAGATTTCATTCGCTCTGCTCGCATGGAACATCGCCTGCTTCGGAGTAGGCTGATAGTTAATCACGACCGATGCCAACCGCCATCACCACCTTTATAAACCGATTAAAGGCCAGTAATGGCTCCATGGAAAACCTGCGGCCCTGGCCCAACCGCAGGCTGAAAGACATCAGCACTGTTGACAGGAGGTACTCATGAAGAAACACCCATGGAGCCAATGGTAATCAATCAGCCATCCGTCCACCGGCCTCTCCCAGGCAGCTTTCAGTCCCGGTGGCTGAGTGATTCAAAAATTACTCCCCCAGGGAACCATACCGGGGAGGTGAGGTTATTTTCGCTACCGGGAGCGGAGCGCGGGAGTCACTGGCACGATTCGATCCCCCGGGTCAGATTCGAGGGGACCGGTGCCGGGGGTGTCCACCAGGGGCGGCCCTCTATTATTTTCCGGCTGGCTCCCGGCGGCTGGTCCTTCCGGTCCGTCCGTCCTGTGGATTATTCACAAAAAACTGAATAACCGGGAATAATATTCGGTGCTTGTATGCATCGGCTGATGATGCATCAATATCTTGTGGACAACTATTCGTAAAACAGATGTTTAGCGAATAGTTGGATTGATTGATCATTCATCCTGGTCTGGTGTACCGAGATCAGGCATTCCCTCGATCTTGACGGTGACCGCTGAATCCTCATCATGGAACAGCCTTTTGCCAGCGTTATTGATGGCGTTTACCGCGCTGTTCATAGCGAGCCATGGGTTATCCTCTTGCGCTCTCATTCCCTGCCGGAAGACCCTGCGAGCCATGGCGTAGTCCTCATAGTCCCAGCGCCTTGCTTCGTCCTTCCATGCCGTATCAAACATGGGATGTTTTCGCCAGCGGCACATGGAAGCATCAGCGTTGTTTATCTCTCGCGGTGTCGCTGTGTGGATATCAATGCCGAATATCTCGCGCAGCTTCTCTTCCCTGCTGGCTCCATTGGCCTCCATCCGGGCGAGCTGGTCAATCTGTTTCGTCAGCTTGTCCTTCGGGAACTTGTTTGCGCCCATTGCTGTGCCTCCTCTCGCCCTGCCGGGGCCGTTATTCTCGTTTATGATTATGCCTGTCTTTTCTTCTGGTCCTGTGTAGCTGGCATAATCTGTTTTCTGAGCAGTGATTACAGGCTGATTGATGGCTGATTGGTTTGGTGTGTTCTGTTGGTGTAAGATTGGTGTTCAGCTTACGGCTGAGGGATAAAGAAAAAGCACCAGAGCTGTTGCCCTGATGCTGTGGGTTATCTGGGGGTTCTTAGGGGGTGCTTGTTGGATGGACTTCGTCCACTTTACCACATTGTACTGTCAATATCTTGCATTGTCAATACTAAAATCTTGCAGTTGAGTACAAAATGTTCTGGTCAGTGGGCTGATCGTTGCGCTGGGCCCAGGCAGCCGGAAAAATTTTTGCTGATCGCTGAAATTTTTTTCGGGCAAGATCCTGTTTTGTGGTTTTTGATTGCCCTGAAAACGAGGCGTGGCCTGCGTTTGCGGGTTTTGAAAGTTTTTTGAAAAAAGTGCTTGACAATGGGTGGCACCCTGTGCTATTCTCTTCTCGACGGATGGGTGGCACCCACAGACAGCCAGAAAGAGAGGGAGCAACGGAATGAGTAAGTACGAAATCAAGACCGTCCATCACAGCGACGGCAGCGAAGACACCTTCGTGATCTACAGCACCGAAGAGGCAGCCTTCTTCGCCGGATACGATTTCATGGGAAGTGTGAACTGGGAAAAGGTTCCTAACCATGAATGCGAGCTTGCCAAGGAAGACGATCCCTGGCAGATCGTCAAGGACCTGGAAGCCGCCGACTACGACGATCAGTTCCCGGCTGACAAATTGTACCTGTTCAAGGCAACAATCGACGGTGAAATGATCGCCAGCGTGGAGACCGCCAAACGGATTGCGGAAATCTACCAGGAAGATCAGTACGCCGGAATCTACGGCGACATGAAGGCCTACGACATTGACGGCGAACCGAAACGCATCAACCTGCTGGACCTGGTCTCCCCGATCCTGGCCCAGTGGCGCTGGGAAGAGGAAGAATACCGCGATTACTGCGAGAACGAGCGCTACAGCGACTGCTGAAAGGAGGAGCGAACATGAAGAAGTGGTACAGCCTGATCCCGGATGGATCGATCGACTACGCGATCCGAAACAACAAGACCGGCGAAATTGAAGCGATCATCGCGAAGATCGACACAAAAGGTATCAAATACAGGAGATACCTGAAGGATGCAACAGGGGAATGGGTCCCGGCGAAATACGCCGTAGGATTCACCAGCCTGAAATCCGTCAAGGAATACTACGACAAACACGTCCACTGCTGATCCTGGCACACGGGGCCTCCGCTGGAGACCTCGTAGCCAGCACCAGGCTGGAGAAAGAGAGGGAAACACCATGATCGAAAAGGTGAACAGCCGCGAATGGCTGCGGACAGAGTTCCGCATAAACAAGAAAGGTGCGGAATGCTTCAGGACAGAAGACAAGGATACCGCCTACGCCAAGCTGGAGCAGCTCCAAGCAAAGCGGCCTGGAATCTACACCATGCAAACCAGGCACCGCAGGGAAAACAAATACGGGCAACAGATCGTATTCGCAAGAGACGGCTGGAGCCTCTGGTCTTGACATCCATGATACACTAACAACAGGAGGTGCTACCCATGACTACAGAATCAGCAAAGGCCGCCAAGGCCAAATACGACGCGAAGACCGCCAAATACTTCAGCCTGAAGCTAAACCGGAATACAGACCAAGACTTGATCCAGCAGCTCGAATCACTGAAGGAAACCGAGGGCATCCAGGGATACCTGAAACGCCTGATCCGGGAAGACATCAAGAGAGGAGCCAACACCATGATGTACAAAATCAAGGCCGAATACCTCGACCTGTGGGGAGAGGATGCAAACGAGAACACGATCCTGACGGAATCCGATCTGGGAATGATCACCCGGGGATGGGACAAAACACCTGCCGACGTCATGGACCAGCTCGTCCCGTATAACTGGGACTCCATCGTCAACCTGATGGATGACGAAATCCGGGAAGCGGTCCATGCGGACCTGGCTCCTTGCAGCGAGGAAGAGTTCCTCGAAGAGTACAAGAAAAGGCACCAGGAAAAATACGGAGACGAATTTACAGTTAACTGATCCCTGGCAAATAAGATGACCGCCTCAATCCGAGGCGGCCTTTTTTATTTTACTCCGAAAAAGTCCATTAACGCAGCAGCACAATCTTCACACAATATCAGGCATTTTTCAATTCCAGCTATTGGATGCTTTGGACAAGGGTTTCTGTTGATTGTTAGTGTGAATTTCGCAAAATCATACTCGTTTTCCTTTGTCATCTCTTTCTCGCACCTGTCGCAAAACGTCTTAGTCATTCTTCTTCGCCTCCTCTCTGTTCAAAATAATCTGTGCCTCATGCAATGCCCAACCATGCGCCCTGTAGATACTGTTGGGGTCATTGTATCTCAGCTCATCGCTGATCGACCTGAAGCTCCAGCCGCACAGGTACTTGTAATTGAGAATCTGCCTGTACTTCTCCTGCGGCACCGCGTTGATGACCTGCTCTGCCCGGTTGATAATGCGCTGGTATTCCCGGATTTCCTCGACCAGGTGACTGGTAGCGTCAACCATGCCGATGGCGGCAAGCTCGACGCGGGACACGCCTTTTTGACCACCTGAGCCGGTCCCGCTGTTGCTGGGAGTAATCGTCAAGCCGATGTCCTCGTAATGACGGAGGCGGGCAGTGAGTTGTTTGAGCTGGCTTTCAGCTCTGAGGACCTGCCGGAAGAAGTCTTTAGCTTTCATCGCGTCGCCTCCCGTCTGCACAGAACCAATCGCCGTCACATTGCGTTCCATCAAAGCAGTATTTACCGTCATAATGTTTGCAATCTTTACACCTGACAAGTTCCTGCACAATTGTCGGCGTTTTGCAAAACGGGTCAGGCTCTCCAGGCTTTGTGTCCGGGTATGCGACTATCATGTAAATCATTCCCACTTCACCGACCTTCCGCAATGGCGGCAAAACCTATCATTGTGATCAATATTTTGTCCGCAATCACCACAGACATACCACCAACTTGTCCACGGGAACGGCACTGAATCGCTTTCTTGCTTCGGCTCAACCGCTTCCTGCTCTTTCAGCAGGGCAATTGCTTTATCCATCAGCTTGTCAAAACATCCCTTTTCGTCATCAAATGGGCATTCATCACAATAGTGCATGATGCACATCTCAAGACCCTTTATCACTTTCTCCCGGTCCGTCATCCTGGGAATCCTCCTTCACTTTCTGCTCTCTCAACATCCACATATCGCAGCCGATGGTCAAATCCTTGCCCTCTTCCCGGCACTCTTCCTGATCCTGGCACCAGTCACAAGGACTACGATGGGCAATCATGCCCAGGATGCATTCGTTGTATGCAATGATGTCCAGCTTACAAAGACTGTTGTATCCTTCCAGTTCTTTGATCTGTTTCGCTGCCGCCCGGGCAGCCTGTCTTCCGTTCATCGTCCGCTCCCTTCCGTGGGCCACCGGCCCCGCTTCGCTTCGTCTCTGTAGGCAAAATCAATCTGCTGCTGACTGACTCCCAGGGCTTTTTTGATCTCCGGGTCAGTCAACCCGTCCCGGATCGCTTTCCGAATCTTGCTGGTCAAAGTCTCTTTCTCCTCGGATCGCATACAGCCCCACGAACAGTAAATCCTCGGCTCATGAGCATAGCCTTTCTTAAACGCCCACTTCTCCCCGGCCCAGAAGGTTTTTCCGCAAACAGGACATGTCCGCTCGCCTTTCTCCAGGAAATTATCGTACATCAGACATCCCCTCCCCACTGCATCATCCGATCCATGGCTTCCTCCTGATCGTTTGAATAGTCACGCTGGGCAAAGTCCTGGACCGGAAGCACTCTCTGCGCAGGCTTCGGAACAGTCCTGCTGGCAGGAATCTCATCTTCCCATCTCCTGCCGTTCAGCCAGGTAGCCGGATGAGGAACAAACTGCCCGTTATTCTTTGTCCACTCATCGCTCTGTTTCCACTTCGACAGACCGGAAAGAATCAAATCAACCAAATCAGAATCAGGCTTCAGCTTTTTCCACGCTTTCAAAGCATCCTGCTTCGCAACTTTCTTCGGGTACCCTGACCAGAAAACATCAAACGAATCGTCCTGACCGTCCGTCTCGCGCTTGCGCGTGTCGGATTCGGATTCTAATTCGGATTGGTATTCGGATTCTATTTCGGATTCGGATTCGGATTCTTCGCGCGCGCGCGTCAGGCCGCAACCTGCCGCATCTTTCTGCAACTCGCCGCAACTCGCCGCAACTTGCCGCGAATCGCCGCAACTCGCCGCATCATCATTTTCCGGTTCCGGGTACTTGTGTTTTGACACTCTCAGCCGCTGATGCTCGCCCCATTTGATCACCTTCAGGTAGGGTTTGTCATCGACCGCGTACAATTTGATCAATCCGACATCGGAAAGCCTCCTGAGTGCTTTGGTAATATCAGAAAGATGAAGGTTCTTCAGCGGAAAAAGGCTGGATGACAGTATTCTTTCCCGGGCATCCATACATCCATAGTCATCGCAGTTGACCAGCAAACGATAGAAGAATATCTCTTCAAACGGCTTCAGCTCGTCGATCTGCTCTGATACACAGATGCTTTCTTTAATGATCCTGTTAGGCATTAGCACACACCTTCCGCATTCAATCTGTCATAAT